TAATAGCTGAAAAATACACTAAAAGTGATTTCTACCAAGGTCAAAAAGGAGTAGCGCAAATTGTTCACAAACATCTTCTTACAGATTCAGAAGGTAAATCTCAGATAGTGTGTACTGATGCAAAACAAGGCGCTTTTCACCACAAAGCTCTTGATGGTGAACAAGTTGTTGATTATGAGAATTCTCATTTAATAAAATCGGTTCACGATCCAATCAAGAAAAAGGCCGGTGAAATTGCTGCAGTAGAAATAACAAAAAACCCAATGCTTATAGCAGAAATAACAAAGAATTCATTTTCTATATCAGAATTAGATTCAAAACCAGGTGTATTTAACAGGCGAATGGTGCAACTGACAGGAAAGAATTGTGCTAGATTAGTTTCAGCACCAGAATCTAAATTTGAAGAGATTTTTCCTATTACACAAGAGTTGTTAATAGAAAATCTTAAATTTCTTACTATAGAACATATATTAAGAGGTCCGGAGGGATATGCCGATTTTTTTACAACATATGCTCTAAAGGATCGGTTAATAACAGTAGACTATTTAAATGCAGTTGTAAAATTTAAAGACAGCATTGGTGAAATAATAATTGATTCTGGTGCAGTTATCCTAACAAAACTTATTTTTGACTCTCTTCGTCTTAGAAATAAGGAGTTGATAATGGAATATTGCATTTGTTTGAATGATAATTTTGCAGACAATGGCGCGGAGATAGTCCAGCTTTTAGATTATAGAGTAGCAGTTGAGAAATGTGCTGATGGAAATTATGTTGGAGACGCAGATGGAGACTTTAGGAAGGAGTTTATAGAATTTGTATTAGGAAATATATAATTTCTTAATTATATTTGATTACAAAAATTTTTGTGATTAACTTTAGAGCTGAAATTGAAAATGCTGAGTAGAAGGAGAAAAATCAAATTGTATAATTTTGGTTTGAGTGTTGTCTATACTAACTTTTCTCAGAAAAAATTACATCTTACACATAAATTCCAATTTTTTGCAAAAAGTTACTATACAAAATATTTACCATTCATCGTCTTCTTCTGAAAATACATGTCTTCTTGGTACATGTACCCTTATTGGCATATCAGGTGTTCTAGGAGTATCTTCTTCAAATAAAGTACTTCGTGGAGGTGATGTGTCTGAAGCTTCTTCTTCAAATAAAGTACTTCGTGGAGGTGATGATGTGTCGGAAGCCTCTTCTTCAAATAAAATACGTCGTTGAGGTGGTGTGACATAATCATCTTGTTGAAATAAAGTATGTCTAGGAGGTGATCTTGAAGAAGTATCTTCTTGAAACAAAGTACGTCGAGTAGGTGATGCGTCAGAATCCTCTTCTTCAAACAAAGTAGGTCGAATAGGTGATGCGTCAGAATCCTCTTCTTCAAACAAAGTACGTCGTGTAGGTGATGTTGAAGAAGTATCTTCTTCAAACAAAGCACGTCGAGGAGACCGTCTATCCTCCGTATCAGACGCATCCTCATCCTCCGTATCAGTTGGTTCAATTAGTGACGCCAAATTCCTAGCTACTTCTCTATGTAGAGAAGATATGTCTTCGTCGTCTGAAGACTCGGGTGTTCTATCTTTGATATTATAAGCATCATCTGCATCTTCGTAATATGTATTTATATCGACTTCACTTTTAGACAATGCATAAAATTTTTGTTTCATGTAATTACTATCTGGATAAATTTCATTTATTTCTATTTTTTGATTTATAGGCCAACATGCCTTACCCTTACATACTCTAATTGTATGTAATTGTTTCTTTGAGCCTTCTTGACAATGATGGCCTGATTGAGAAGTGACAGGCTTAAATTGCATCGTCATAGATGCTGTATATTTTAGATAGGTATTCGTTGGAATTAAAATAAATACCTGATTTTGAGTATTATATATAGCATCTAATAATTCACCTAAAGGTAAATAAATTGGAAAATCTAAATCTATTCTTATAATAGGATTTTGAGAAAATAATTCTGTAAGACCATCCTGATTTTCAAAATCTTTACATTCAACATATAATCTAGCTCCGATATCTTCAGTTAGAAAATCTAAATTATAACAAAATGGCGTTAAATCATCTAGTTTATCTGATTTTGCTACAAAGAATATTAATCTTTTCATAGCCTCTTTCTTGCTGACAGCAGGCAAATTATAAAAACTATCTTTTTTATCATCTTCTAATCTATAACCACGTACTCTTTTTCCTTCTAAGTAACGACTCATGTCATAACTAGCTAATTGTGATATAAATTTGCATTTTTTACCAATCATTCTATTTTTTTCATTATACTCAACAGGATTTCTTGATGTTCTTACAAAGTTTAACATTGGTATATCACGAGTATTCGGTTTTGATTTTTGCATTGCATCCTGTTTTGCCATTTGTTTTTCATATCTTATATTTTCTAGGTAATTTTCGAATATTTTTTTCGTTCTCTCCAAAGGATGTAAATCTTGGTCATATTCCATATGAATTTCATCAATTTTATCAATTTCATCAAACAATTCGTCTCTGCTGCTAACACCCATCGTTGTTAACACATAATATAATGTCGATTCTGGTAGGTTTTCAAACGAACGAGACACATATCCTTCCACAAGACTTAATAGTAATACTCTTATAATATCAGTCTCTTTTTTGTATTTATCTTTTATCCACAATGGTAATATAAATTTTCCTACTTTAGCTATTTTTGTAATCATTGATAACAAATCAGTCATTGTATATTTTTCAATATACATCCATCTAAGATACATATCTGAAACCATTATATCACGTTTTTCAAGATCATGTTGACCAAGATCAAATTTTTTGTAAAATGGAATGATTAACTCATGTATCAAATGATTATATATGAAAAAAACAAAATCTTCTTCTTCACTAATTGGTTTACCGTATAATTCCCGACGTCCTATAATATCCGAATTCCTATCATAATTTATAGTAAAACCTCTACCCTCATATTTGTCTATTTTCAAATCACAAAAATAATCTTGACAATTTACTAATGGTATATATTCAGGATTTAAATGTCCTGATTTGTTTTTTATATCTTCTGGGTACATAGCTTTAACATGTTCGCCATCAAAAAGTATCTTGTTAAAACTTAATGGTGCAGTAGAAATGAAACGATGGGGATCTTGATCAACAATTATAAGGTTCACAAATTCAGTACTTCCACTTAGACTATATTCTATTTTCTTACTATACGTTATTTTTGCTTTTACACCATTATTTCTTTGTATAGAATCCTTCCTAATGGAAGGAAAATTTAGTTTCTGGTCAGATCCAGAAATGATATCTTGAAGCTCGATCTTTATATAATCATTGATAGCGACAGCACCTGAATATGTTGCATATATGTATATATGATAACATATATATTCTTGACCGTATTGTGTAATTGGAGAAGCTGCATTCAAAACTAAACTACCTGCAACAACCGAACCTGTATCAAGTAGTATAGAACAAAACTTATTATAAACATTAAGTTGTGTTAGTCTGAGACCTAGATATCTTCTCAAATCTAAATTTAATTTTTTATCAACATTAAATCCTAGATTTTTAAAGGTTTGATACATATCCATTTTATTCTTACGTCAGAATAAAATGTCTTATTCGAAAAAAATATTACTTTTTTAATAAATAAACTCAAAATGCATATTAACAAGAAAAGCATCTCCAACACATAGGTTGATATTTTTCCTCCGATCCCAAGTCTAGCTGGTTAGATCCATCCCTCAGTATAATTCGTTTGCCTTTGTCATCTAAAATAAATTTAGCATTAATAATAGCCTTTTTATCGCAATTTACACAAACAGTTTTAATTTCTTCTATAACGTCTGCAACTTCAAAAAGTCTTTTTGATCCTTCGAATAATCTTGCCCTGTAATCGGATCTCAATCCATAACAGATAACAGGAACTTTTGTTGACAGTTCTCTGAGAGCATCAACGTTCTTTTCGGAAAGAAATTGCGCTTCATCAACTAGAACACAATCTAAACTATCTGTTTCTACACTTTCTATATCCGACCATTCATGATCTATGACAATGTCAGCCTCAACCCCTCCTCCCATAGCTCTAGAACGAATAACGTTCACTCCAAAACGTTCATCTGCTTTTGGCTTAATAAGTAACACTTTTCTGCACTGAATTCGATAGTTCCATGCTACCATTAGTAGATTCGCAGATTTTGAACTATTCATGCATCCGTATCTGAAATAAAGCTTTGGCATTTTAAAATATTAAAAGTAATACTCAAATAAAATCATTTTTTAAGTTAAGGATTTAAAAATAATTTTTAAAATGGCTGATAAATGCAGAATCAGTATTGTTTCTAAATCACGTGATTCAAACAAAAAGTATTTAGTATTCCTTGGTGATGTAAAAGAAAAGGACGTGAAATATCTTATTAATTTGAATAGTGAACTACGTTTTTTATGTGATTTTAACGCAACTATTAAAGAAAATAATATAATACCAGATAATTTGGATGAAATCTTAGCTTTTCAAATAAGACATAATATAGATAGAAAAATATCATTCACAGGTGTTATTGAAGAAAAAACAATCCATTTATTGGCACCAGAACTATATGATATATCTTGTATGGTCCCGCTCTTTTCTGAATCTATTAAAAGAAGCCTAAGTCCAAAGGGTGTAATTTACCCTGGTATAATATTTATAATTACTCCTTTTACTGATCCTGTTATACGTGGAAAAATCATAAATATATGTTTTGATTCAGCAGATGGTCGTATAACGTTTTTTTATCTTATGGGTGGCGGGGGACATAAGATTCAAGAAAATCTAACATCGTGTGAATTGACAAAGAGATATCTTCTATCTTGTAAGGTAGAAGATAAAAATATAATTTGTGGCGATGAAGACTGTAAAGATCTTACATGTATTAAAGAAGCAATAAATATGGTTAATTTTTTGTGTAATAGCGGAAATGAAGAAATTATAATCGCAGTGAATAGATTAGATTTAAAAGAGATCATGAATTATATTCGATTCGAAAAGAGTTTAGGTTTAATAAGTAAAAAGGTCAGATTAATATGTGATTAAATATCCAAACACTGTATGTTTATACCAGTATCAAATCCCAAGTGTGTACGCGGAACTAGTAATGAATCAGATGTAAAAGGAAATTTCTTTGGTATCATACATATTCTCAATTTTTTTGACAAAAAGTGCAATCTTTCAACAGAAACACATGTTGTTGCGATTACTTCTAATTGTGGAAAATCAGCAAAAAAACTTGGTAAAAAACGTATTCTATCCAAGTCAATTCTTACAACCTCTAGATTCTTGCATAATTCAAGACCTGTAAAATCTATGTCAGGTGAATAAATATCTAAAACTTTTAACTTTGGAAGAGATGCCCAATTCATACGAAAAGCGGTTCCTCCTGTAGATCTACGATGTAGATCACGGATTACAAGCCTTTCTGTTGGAGACTCAGGAATATTGATATAGTTATCTGATCCCATATAACATCTTTCAAACTCAATCTCTTTAGGCCATGGTAAAGCAGAGTTTAGAAGTGACATATGTGGTTCAACAACACCTGATATTCTAATTCTTTTTAGAAACTTACCATGTTCAGAGTAAAATCTACTAAAATTTATCAAATTTTCTCCTTGTGAGAACTTTATTGACCTAATCCATCCGAATTTAAAGCCAATGTCTCTAAATTCTTTACATACTAGAACTAGTGAACACTTGATTTTATCACCTTTTGACATTTTCCATATGAGGAATAACACATCTTGCGGAAATCTTATTAACGACATTTATAAAAATAGTTATTAAACTTTTATATATAATTCATTTTTTATTTCTATCCTGGCTTGCTGCTCTACCACCTCTTTTATTATTTTTCTTCTTCTTGGATCTGGGACACTTATATTTTTCAAAACAGTCTAAATCACAAAACCAGACAACTTTATCTTGACCTTTTTTGTTTCTGATAATTGTTTTTGGGGATACACTCCTTTTCTTTTTAGTAAGTTTTTTTACACAAGATTGACATATATCACCTTCTAATACATCTCCTGGAGATTCACCTGGTGAATGTTCTGATGATCCGTCTGATTCTGATTCAGCTTCATCTTCATTTGAAGATGAATAAAACAGATCGTTGATACGTTTTTCTCTTTCTTCCGGCCCCTTTTTAGAAAAATCTTCTGGTGTATCGTCTTTATCTTCATCCTCATGTTCATGTTCATCCTCATCCTTATCTTCATGTTTATCTTCATCGTCATCATCCTCTTTATCTTCATCACTATCATCCTCATCTTCGGAGTGTGAATAGTTCTCTATTGATTTACATCGTTTCGTACTATCCCTTTTAAATTCACTTTCACATTCTTTTATGTTTTTGATGATTGTTTCAAGAAGCCATGGAGCTATAAGAGGTCGGTTAACACTTTCTACAGTAGGTCGAGATTTTATCTCTATCAATGGAACCGTTTCTTCTACATCACCGGGTTCCAAAAATTTGTGGTCATAAAGTTCTCTGAATCTTTTAAGAAATTTTTCATTCAAAAGTATTCCTGTTACCGGATTAACCGGTTTTCTACCATCTCGTATTTGATCATACAATTCTGTTATAAGAATACAATAAATCTCTTCGTTTTCAGGATAGTAAATAACACTTGAATTTTGTACATCTTTAGAGATTTCATTTGTACAAGCAGATTTCCAAACTCGTTGAACATGAGAAGCTACAATGTTCGCTGAAGGTAATGTTGGTATATTTTCTGTTGGATTATTCGCTTTATAAAATTGATCTGCAAAGTTTCTAACAGTAGCAGCGACCTGTCTTTCTATGAAACGAGTTGCCGCACCCTTATCTACTCCAGGATCAGGATCATCAAATACTTCAGGTAATTTTTCTTCTATACTAAGACTAACTAAAATTTCTGGAATGTAATATTCATCAATAATACGCTGGGTAAATACACCATCCTTATTGTTCAAAAATATAGTAATTTTAGAAATATGTTCAAATAATTTTCCAGTATTCTGCGATGTTAGAGAGAATAACCTAATAGTTTCACTAATATATCCTCCTTTTTCTAGGTTTTTATATTTTTTAACATTTGGAGCGACATTAGATAACCACTCTGAGAGAGCACGTGTAGCAAATTCTTCTATTTTTTGTGTAACTTTCATGTTTAAAATCTTGTTTATTTCATTACCCTGTCGACCTAACTTAATATCAACGAAAGTTTTTTCATCTTTAAAATTTTTCTCAGTCTGTTTCTCAAACGTACCATCCTTTAAGAGATAAGCAATTTGAAAGTAAATTTGTCCTTTTGTTTTATGGTCAAGTCTAACAAAATCTCCTTCCCAAAACTTGCGACTAGAACATAAAACATTCGTAATAATTCTAGGTGGTACCTTGTACCATGTAGAATTATGTTCTTTGCGAGCTCCCTTTTCTTCTAAAGACATGCTTTTTAAGAAATCTTCTGTTTTTATCCCTTGAGGAGGTTGTGCAATAAACATTTCTTGAAAATTTTTAATCCAAGGAATTTTAGCATATTCTTCACAACAGTCTTTTAACGGATCGATACTTAACGTAATAGGAACAACTAGATGTTTTCTTGGTAAAACTGATTTAATTTCTCTTATCTTCTCTTCTCCATCAGAATCAAGCTCAATAACTACACGTTTTTTTAACTTAATATCAACGAAAGTTTTTTCATCTTTAAAATTTTTCTCAGTCTGTTTCTCAAACGTACCATCCTTTAAGAGATAAGCAATTTGAAAGTAAATTTCTCCTTTTGTTTTATGGTCAAGTCTAACAAAATCTCCTTCCCAAAACTTACGACTAGAACATAAAACATTCGTAATAATTCTAGGTGGTACCTTGTACCATGTAGAATTATGTTCTTTGCGAGCTCCCTTTTCTTCTAAAGACATGCTTTTTAAGAAATCTTCTGTTTTTATCCCTTGAGGAGGTTGTGCAATAAACATTTCTTGAAAATTTTTAATCCAAGGAATTTTAGCATATTCTTTACAACCGTCTTTTAACGGATCGATACTTAACGTAATAGGAACAACTAGATGTTTTTCCTTTAATGAAACTTCACTACTCTTTTTCTTCCGGGTCGGTTGTTCGTGAATTTTATAAAACTCTTCCTCTTCACGTTTCTGCTTCTCTTGTATGGCATGTATAACGTAAGGTCTCCCTTCATAATCTGCCCAGAATACATCCAGTGTTTTTTCTGTTAAGAGATGCTCATTTGCCAGATCCTTATAAAGTGTAGGTGGTAACATGCTAATTATATTCTGAAATTGTTTTTTCCTTCCAAATGTACCTTCACCTTTACGCTTAAAAAATTCAATTGTCGCTTCTATAACTTCTTCGTCTGGGAGTTCTACCATTTCTTGAAAAAAAGCTCGGATATTATCCTCGTTCTTAATTATAGATTCTACATTAGCAGGGGTTGTAGGTATAGGTACATTAATCTTCCTTTTTGCTCGTTCGAGAACCGGTCTGTTTTTTGCTGCTGTTTTTGCTCTATAGGCGGCAGCTTTTACCTTTTGTTTTCTTTCATCAACTGCTTTTTGCTCGTCAGTTTTCTCTTTTGCCATAATATTTATTATTTACACTAAATTTATATTATAATAAAAAAAAATTCTAAATAATAATGCGTTTAATCACATTAATTATTTTTTTACCTGTTTTGTGATTAAAATACAAATAGAGAGTCTTCCGTTGTAGATCTAAGTCTTGTCAAAACATCTTCTCTAACCATTACAGATAAATCAACCATATCTTGTTCTAAATAATTTAGCTCAGAAAGATTTCTAGGAACAACTGTATTTTCACAACTTATATATAAGCCTTCTGTAAACGCATTTACAGGTATTTCATAGTATTGAGCGTTAAATATAGATATTGATGTTAAATCAAAAATACCTTTTCGTGAGAAAAAATCTGTTAATGGTTGAATAATAAGTCCAGAAGAATCCGATTCAACTAAATCTTTAAGATATACTTGATTTATAAAAGAACATGATAACTCACCTGTTAGTTTTCTTACACTTTTCTTAATTGATTCACTATATAAGACTGATAAATTTGTTAATAATATTTGATTATTTTCATAATTACTTTTTTCATGTATATGAGACATCTTTGTTAAAATTAAATGCCCAAATATTAACCGTAACTGATCTATAGAAATTAAAGATTCGTCTAAAACTTTTAATATAAACTCTGTTAAATACGGTGATATACTAATAGATATAATAGCATCGAAATAGAAAAACAAGGACTTTTGAGTTTTTATTCGTTTACCCATGTTAACTAATATATTCTGGACACTTATATTCATATCATAAATAGATGGTAATTGAACTACTAAACCATGATAATTGAAAGGAGATACTGGTTGTGTAATAAATACAAAATTACAGTCTGTAATCAATCCACCCATTTTATCTTGTGTTCCTTTAATAAGATTTTTATTTAAACCAAGAACAACATATGGTATTCCATCTTTATTATCAATTGTAATATTAAATCTGTCATTATGTTTCGCTATCAAACATCCGGTAACTTTAGAAAAGAAAGGAGTTTTTGTTATTAAGGTTAAAAATTCTATAATTCTTTCTTCTATTTTTATGTTTAATGTTTCAATTTTTACAATCCCCAATATTTTATCAGAAAATATCTTAAACAACCTTTTATTATTCTCTATATCAAAGCTGTTACCAAGTTGTTTGTTAAAAATCATACTTATACTTGGATTAACAAGAACTTCTTTTTCTCCCGATGAGTCAGTGGTAGTAAAAGAGTGTGGAACAAAACCATTTTTTATATATAATGTAGCTGCCGGTGTGTTATCTGGTTTTACAATTAACCAAAAATTTTTGGGAGACATTCGAACTGCATTACTTATTAATAAATTCCCGATTCCTGAAGCTCTGTGTTCTGAAAATATACAGACGTCCCATATTTCAATAAACATAGGAGTGTCTCTTAAAAAGCAATAACCTGTTATCAAGTCTAAAAATAGTAGTGTTGTCATATTAACATATAATTCAGATATTTTAGGGTCTGTAACTCTTCCAAACTGGTCAGTTTGAACACTTTCTAGACCACCACTTACTGTTATTAAAAAAAACAAATGTGGAAGAGAAATTGAAAAATATATATTATTCTCCGAACCACATTGTGTAACAGACGCCTGTTTTTTGGAATAAATATTAACGCTTATCAACATTATGAGTTCGTATTCTTCTGCATTCGAATATTCAAGAGCTATAAATTTTTTAGTTGAATCTAATATCATTTTATATTTTACAAATAAAATATAAAAAATATTATACAGAATCTGAGTGTATAAAAATAAAATAAGTTAATCATTTATAAGAGTTAACAAAAAAGAGAAACAAATGGATTATTCAAAGCTAGAAAAATATACTTGTGTAGACTTAAGACTTATGGCTGAAAAAATGGATTTGCGTATTTACAGAGGAAAATCTGATTTAATAAGAGTTATTACGGATGCATTTAAAGAGTATGAAGCTTACAAGAAGGATAAGATAGATAAATATGAACGCTTCGAACAATTAGGAAAAAAAGGAAAGGAAGGAACTACCTTCTTGGTTAGAACGAAAGATGGTTCTGAATATGCTATGAAAACATTTCGCAAACAAAAATCATCAACTAATCTGCGCAAGGAAGCTGATCTACAGAAGATGGTATCTAATTTGGGAATATCTCCACAAGTTATTGAAATAGATACTGTTTCAAAATATATTGTAATGGAAAAGTTAGACTTGCATCTTGTTGATTTGATGAAACAACAGGGTGGAATATTAACAAAAAGACAGCAAAAACAAATAATATCAATATATAAAAAATTGGATATTGCACGTGTGTTTCACGGAGATGCAAATCTTCTTAATTATATGTATAAAGGAACTAAATTATACATAATCGATTTTGGAATGGCTAAAGAAATAACACAGTCTCTCATTAAAAAGTTAGGAACAGAAACTCCAAATATGCATATTATGACTCTTGGAATGGCTCTTAAATTAAGAGATTTAAAATGTACACCCTCTTCGTATTCTTATATTGTTAAACATCTTTCTGAAGATCAGCGATCACAGTTTGGTTTTACGATTAGCGATGATCCGGTCTAAGAATATAATATTCAGAAATTAAAAATATGAAACCTTGGTGGAGTTATAGATGGGGATCTAATGCATTGTGCGGTATTACTCAGACACGTTTGCGTCCCGGAAGAGAAAAAAATGGAGTACCAAACATAATCACTCTAGAGTGTTCTCATCGTTTTTACACAAGTGCTCTCTTACAGTGGGCTCTGTCTTGTCCTAGTGAAAATCCAACATGCCCGTTATGTAGACATTTTTTTGATATTTCTATACTTTTAGGTAAATCCTAACTTGTACAAATCGTAAATATAAGTTCCTCTAGCCATAGGATGTAGCTTGTTTACGTTCCGAAGTTCTGTTTCAGGTATTTTATATTCAACACAATTCTCTTGATGAGCATCTACTATAAAAACAGAAGTGTTCTTATGATAGATATATTCATCTGGAAGATTTGCTTCTATACTGGCGTATATCTGTTCTACAGACTGTAATGGTAGCTTGTTATATTCGCGTTGCTTCTCTGCCATTCTAGCTTCTATATGTCCGTGCATTACACCTTCCATGCATCTAGAAAATACTAGCATTGAACATAAAAGTTTTTCAAAATGTACTTTATCAAGTCTACAGAAACCGGCAACTTCTTCAACTCTTTTTTGAATATCATGTCGAAAGGTACGGATTGCATCTAACCGTGTTTCTTTTTCCGTATATGCTGCTCTTACATGACGCGCAGCATCTGTTATGCCTTTTAAGACATAAAGATTATAAAAAGGTGAAGATATTTGTGTCTCTATTTTAATAAACTCATTTATCATGGAAACATATGACGTGTGAATATTTGAATAATCTTGTTTTTCTAGAGGTATTACTACAAGAGTTTGAAGAATATCCATACAATAATGATCATAATCTTCAAAAAGTACTGATCCTTTAGAAGACCCTTCTAACATTTTTATGACACTATCAGATGCAGATTCTTCACCTCCTTCATCCCATCCTGATCCCCAGTCAATATCAAGTGGGTCAAATAAATTTCTAACAACCCTTCTCAATCTTCTAGCTTTTTTTGTATTCCTTTTTTCTTTAATTTCCCCTGATACTGTCACAAGAAAAAGTTTAGGATCTGCTAACCAGTCGAACCTATCGCTCATGAAACCAACACATGTGTGACCCATACTAGGCCAGAGAGGACCGTCAGACATATCATTTATATAAGAAAAACCGAAGTCTATTATAACTGGATAATGACCATGTGTTGGAATGACAAACTGATTTTCATCGTCTAGAGCGTATAGTAATACTGCATCTTTAGAGCATTTACGCATCATTACATTAAATGAATGAAGATCGTAATGAGAGAATTCTTTTTTCTTTTGCGCTATTGATATTGCCATTAGAACTTGTTTTATTACAGAATAAAGGATATCCTCCTCTATTTTATCAACCGCTCTTATATAATTGTAAAATTTGCAAGATCTATCAACATATTCACACAGAAGAAATTCTTTCTTAATAGTATGGGAATCTCCAACTTCTGAAAAAGGGCAATCTTTATTTTTCTTAGCTTTTGGATCAACAGAACATATCTCTGAACCGTAATATCTACAAAAATGCGGACAATATTTAGATATATCATTCAATCCTTTCATCACTGTTGATTCGTGTTGTATTAGATAATTAATATACTGAGACATTTTAAAAACGTATTTTCCTTTTTTGCTCATTTCTGAGGGTACTAGCAATCCCACAACACCTTGTTTTCCAGGTTTATTAAATGTTGTGTCAAAAGATAGCCATTCTCGCCAAGGCTTTCCTTTATTTTTTTGATAGTAGGATAATAGCTCATCATATCCCGCTTCTGAGCTTAAAGGAGACATTTTCAACATTTATTACTTTTAACGCACCACTTTAAGTATATTTTAGATAATATTGTTTAGTCTAAAATATCTTTTATTCTAGTAAAAGAATGCCTTCAAGCGCTACATCTAGATCATCTCGATTACGAAAATATCAGGTTATATATGAAGAATGCCTTAAAAAAGAAAAATCAAAAAAAATAGAGAGTGATAAACCTTCCCGCTCTAGACGTGTAAA